GCACATGGAAACATCAATCGAACAAAAAGAATCTGAACAGCATGAACTCAGTAAGAAGATCGAACAATTCAATCAGCAAATCGCTGAGTTGGATCGGGAAATCTCCAAGCGACAGGCCAGCCTGGGCGACCAGGTGATCGACGAGGGCAAGGATCTCCAGAAACTGGGGAAAGAAATCAATGCCCTGCGCTACCGACAGGATGACCTCAAAACCGTCCTGAACGCGGCCGTGGCCAAGGATAAGTTTTTACGGGTGGGGATCAAGGACCATCAGCGGGTGCTGGCCAGACGGCGGCTGGAAGTGCTGAAGGGCGAATACGAGCAGGTGGTTAGCCAGGTGATTACTGCCCTGTCCTTGCTCCTTACAGCCAGTGAGGAAATGTGGGCGCTTGCTGTGGAAGCAGGCCAATTGAGCCAGCAATTCAATCTAGACAACCCGGCTTTCTTCCGGGCGATCACGATCGGGGATCTTGACCTGCAGCGATATGCCCACTATGCCCTAGTAAAGTTTGAGAAGGTTCTGCCTGAGCTCTTCCATGCCAGCGGAGTGCTTCCGGAAGCCGAACGGGAAGCGCCTTATGTGTTGAGAGGCTAGGCAGTCTTCGAGGTTCCTTTCTGTCAACGGTTGCCCGGTTAAGCCGAGGAACATCATAACCGGGCAACCCGCGGAAAGCCATCATCCTTCTTTTCTCCTAAGCGGGGCTGCCCGTCTGGGCCTTGAGGTTCAACCAGGCGGGCAGCCAGTGGGAAGACAGAATAGAGACGGACCCATGCCATTTTCTACCAAGAAACCCTGTATCTATCCGGGCTGCCCACGACTGGGCAAGAATGACCGCTGCGAAGAACACCAGGCGCTCTATGAGCGGCAATGGCTGCAAGCAGGGATCGGCAATTACTACCCAAGAATAACAACGCCCATTGCCGTGCCCATCCTGCTGGTGTGCGGGGCGCCTGCATCCGGCAAGAGTACATATGTCCATGCCCACATGCAGGCGGGCGATATCATCATTGACCTGGACGTCATCGCGGCTGAGCTTATGGGAACGGCCCTCTACTATCCCAGAAGTGCAGCGACCTTGCAGCAGGCAACCCGCATTCGCAATGCACGCTTGGAGGAGTTGCAGACTCTCCCTGAGGATGGACGCTCTGCCTGGCTGATCGTCGGGGCTGCCAACCCAACCGATCGGAAGTCATGGCGAGCGATCCTGAAACCCAAGGCTGTGTACATGATCTTGTGTCCCTTCGATGAGTGTGCCCGGCGCATCGACCAGGATCCAAGGCGAGCCATAACCGCTCACGAACAGAAGGCGGCGGTTACCCGGTGGTGGAATACGTACCAACCTTTGGATGAGGATGACTTAATTCAATTCAATTGATGCCTACCCCGGGGGGGCCAATAATGTTTTGGCTCGGGGAGCTCACAGCGGGCGGGGCCCGCCGCGTGAGAATTTTGGGAATTTAGAAAAATCCCGGAATTTGGAGGGGCAAGTGCGCGGAAAGCCAACACTTTTCAGCAAGGATCAGGGTGACAGCCGGGCCAAAACCAGGCGCAAGAAGGCCGCGGAGGCGGCATTCAAGGACGAAGGACTGCCCAAAGAACCTCCCTACGAATTGCGGGGCATGCCGGCCGCTCAGGCTGCCTGGAGGCGGCTGATTGCTGCCCATGAGCAGCTCCCGGCTGAGCTCTTCACGGGATTAGACCGCGGCTTTCTGATCGGCTACTGCCTGGCCGTTCAAGGTCGAAAAACCTCCCTAGTGCTCGAGAAGGACATCGCCGCAAAATATGCCAAAGGCACTGTAGAGCTGAAGGACCTGGTTATGGTGCGGGTCGAATTGAGGCAATCCACCCGGCTGGTCAGTGACCTGGAAAAGCAGATGTTTGCGACCCCGAAAGCCCGCGGCGGAGTGACCCCCCCGGCGAAAGAAGAATCTCCGGAAGAAGTCGTAGCCCGGGAATTGGCCGAGTTTGATAAGTTCCTGGAGGACAAATGAGTGAGGTACCTGAATGGCTCACGGCTGACGAGCGGGCGGTGTACCTGGCCACGCTACCGAAGCTGCAGCGGGTAAGCCCGGAAATCCTGGACATGCTGGCCGCTTATGCTAATGCGGTGGTTAACCTGCGCCGGGTGAGGAAAGATCCCCGCAAAGCCCGGGTATGGCGCGGGGCCATGATTTACTGCCGGAATGGCTTGGGGTTTGGCAACCGGTTATTTATTGACCTGATGGAGTTGCTCCTGGACTGCGGAGAGGTCAACGAGCTGGAGGTGGTGAACCATCTTAAGCCGGAATGGATGATCCAACGGCCCGGCAACTACCTAACGGCGGAGCCGAACTTTTAAATCGATTGCGTATAGACGTGTTGGCGCGCAAACATATGCGCTGGAGGGGACTATGCTGACCTGGGATCCACACGGTTTTTACCGCTCTCCGGAAGGGGACATCTTGCGGAATGGCACCGCGGTTGAGATCAACCTGGCCGGTGCCTGGATCCCTGGCCGGGTGGAATTTAGCCCGGTCAAGGCGGACTTTCTCATTCGTTTGAAGAGCGGCCGGGATGGGTATGCCCTGGTGACGATCCAACCCGCTATGCTGGTCCGCCTGGCTGCGCATCCTGCTTGACCGTTTCCACGGAAACGGCATTCCGATGGGAGGGGACATATGAAAACATTCGATGAGCTCTGGCCGCTGCCGGCGCCTGAAATTGTGGTCGTTACCGGTCCGTTTGGCTGTGGGAAATCAACTTTCACCCTGGGGACCGGGGCCACTCCGGAGCGGACGGTAGTGATCGACTTCGAGAAGAGCCAGCGCTCCTTTGCGGCTCAGCTGCCCTTGAAGTATGTCGATATGCAGGCGGAAATGGCGGCGAAGTTCCCGGCCGGCTACAAACTCACGGACCTGTTCGAGCGGACGGTTGCGATCGTCGACGCTTTCCCGGCCGGGGCTCAGGACGTGATTGTGCTGGATAATGCCTCTCCGCTCGAGGATGCCATTGCGGCCTACGTGGAGGCCCACGCCGGCGAGTTTGGCCATTCTCTCGAGCAATTCCGGGCCATGAGTGGGCTGAAATGGGGCGACGTGAAAGCCAAGTACCAGCAGCTGCTGACCCGTTGGGTATCCAAAGCCCGCATGATTTTTATCGTGGTGCATCTGCGAGATAAGTGGGTGGGTAATTCCATCCAAAAGGATGCCTTTGGAAAGCCGGTGCAAGAGCCCAAAGGGAAAGAAACCCTTGACCAGCTCTCCAGCCTGTTTGTGTGGCTGGAAACGGGCGCGGGCGGGATCCCAGCCGGCCGGGTGCTCAAATGCCGGGTTGACCGGAAAGTATACGTCTCCGATCCGGAGAACCCGCCTGCAGGCATTCCAGCGGCTTACCTGGCTGAGTTGAACGGGGATCCGGGGGTGGTGTCCGTACCGGTGCTGCCGCTGCGCCTGCCCAAATGCACCTGGCCAGCCATCCGGGAGTATATGCGCAACCCGGCGGACCTGGCCAACCCCAAACCGGGCGAGATGCCCAAAGACGAGCAGCTGAGCGAAGATGACCGGCTGCGGCTGCGGGCGATCATCTCCCAGAACGACGCGGAGAAAGCCGGCGCCGATCGGCTGAAACGGGAACGGCGGGCGTCCCCTCCAGCTGAACAGCCTGGCCAGACGGAGGCCGGGCAGAAGACCGAGCGGCCCATGCAGCCGGCAACCCTGAAGGAGAAGCTTGCCCAAAAGGCGGCTGCCCTGGAGAAAGAAGGATCCATTTGCACCGAATCCGATCGGCGCATGGTGGCAGCCAACTTGAATATTATGTTCGCCGGCGAGCCCAAACCCGACACGGCCCGGCATGCGGTCCTGGAGTACCTGGTGGGTTCCCCGAGCGTCAACTCCCTCACAGAATGCCAGGTGATGGCCCTGCGCAAGTGGATCAATGCCAAGCCGGATAGCGGCGGGGAATACCAGCCGGATAGTCTCTCCACCCAAGAAGCTAGGCTAGTGCTGGCCAATGCAGGAAAATGAGGCCTGGAGGGCATTTTTAACCGCCCTTTTCCGCCCTTTTCCGCCCCCTGGCTCACCCTTTTTTCTACCTATTCGTGCTATAACCGTTACGATCCGTAATACCTTATTAGAATAACAATTCTGGTAAGTAATCCCATCAGCGGCCGGTTGTTGACGGGGAAAGGACAAACACATGCTGGCAAATAGCCCAAAGCAGCCCATGGCCATCTCTGGCCAGCAGCCGTTAGACCGCAACCCCGCTGCTGTGTACCTGGGCAGCCTGAGCCCGCGCTCTCGAGAAACGATGCTGCAGGCCCTAAATGTGATTGCGGTCATCCTGGGCGCCGATCGGGCTTATCAGGAGATCCGCAATAAGCGCGGCTCAGCGGCTCAGAAGGATATGACCTGCTTTTTCTTTGACTGGCCCGGGCTGGGCTACCAGCACACGGCCGCGGTTCAAGTCCAGCTGAGGGACCGCTACCAGGCAGCCACGGTCAATAAGATGCTGTGTGCCCTGCGGGGCACCCTGAAGGCAGCCTGGCGCCTGGGCCTTATGCAGGCGGATGATTATCAAGCGGCCCGCGACGTGCAAAGTATCTCCGGAGAGACCATCCCGGCTGGCAGGGGCCTGAGCTCGGGAGAGCTCTCGGGGCTCCTGGAAGCCTGCGCAAAAGATGAGACGGCCGCCGGCTGCCGTGACGGGGCGATCGTGGCCATGATGTATGCTGCAGGCCTGCGCCGGGCGGAGATCCCTGGGCTAGATCTGGCCGATTATGACCCGCAAACGGGCTGCCTGGTCATCCTGGGCAAGCGCAATAAGAAACGAACCGCCTACCTGATCGGTGGAGCTGCAGCGGCAATGGATGATTGGATAGCCCTCCGGGGACCCTGGGCGGGTCCGCTGTTCTGGCCGATCAACAAGGCGGGCAGGGTCGAAAGCCGGCGAATTACCAGCCAGGCGATTTACAACCTGCTGCAGAAACGCGGCGAGGAGGCCGGGCTGATCCACTTCACACCGCATGATATGCGCCGAACATGTATTAGCGATCTGCTAGAGGCCGGCGCTGACATTGCCACAGTGGCCAAATTGGCCGGGCATGCCAGCGTCACCACAACAGCCCGGTACGATCGGCGGACGGAGCAGGCCAAGATCAAAACGGCCGGGCTCTTGCATGTGCCTTACCACAAGCGGACAAAATAGCCGGCGAGCGTCAAAGTAGCGTCAAAGTCCCTGCAGCCCGGGGGTAAAAGGGGGTCTAGCGTCAAGTTCCGTATAGTTTTCCGGAGAACCAGGCCGAATTTAACCGCCCTTTTCTGCCCCCCTGGCACGAAAAATTAGCCCATCCTATATGCCCACCCTAAATCGCGTTTTCCAGCTCAAAATAGGCTGGGCCCCTGCAGCGGGCTTTATACACAGGCCGCTGCTGAAACATCCGTGCGGTTTTTCCGGAAGGCCGCTCAGAATGCCCCAAAGCGGCCCTGGCCGGGCCAGAGAGTGGCATTTCGCGCAAAAAAGGTGCTACGGTATGGCAAAGCCGGTAAGTTGCTTTTGAGGGAGGCCATTCTAGGGGGTTGCAACAATAGCAGTTTCGTATAATTTTGCGCGGATAGCTTGTTAGCTATTTTAGCTATTGTTATGATGTCTCTGTGCTGGTTATTTCCGTTGCGAATTTCAAAGGTGGAACCGGAAAGACGACTACCGCCCATAATACGGCCGCGGTGTTGGCTGATCTTGGCCAGCGCGTGCTGCTGGTGGACGCGGATCCCCAAGGCAGCCTGACCCACTCTTGCGGAATTTCCGACGCCGGCGGGCGGTCCCTCGCTGAGGTGATCGGCGGATCCGCTCCAGGGCGCCTGGGCATCCGGGAAATCATTCAATCGGTCAGTCAGAGCCTGGATATTGTTCCCGGGGACCTGGCCCTATCTACGTCCGAGTTGGGCCTGGTTACCCGCATGGGGCGCGAGCTGGTGCTAAAGAAAGCCCTGGCCAGCATTGCCGGCGCCTATGACCTGGCTATCTTGGATTGCGGGCCTTCGATGGGCCTGCTGACGGTCAATGCCCTGGTTGCATCGAACGGGGTGCTGATCCCGGTCATCCCTCAAATCCCGGATTTACGCGGCCTACGCCTGTTTATGAATACGCTGGAAACCATCCAAAGCGAGCTGAACCCTGGGCTGGAGATCCTGGGGATTGTCCCCACGTTTACCGATCTCCGCCTGAACCACCACCGGCAAGCGCTGGAGTTTATTCAGAATGCGGGCCTGCCCCTTTTACCGGTCTATATTGGTCGATCCGTCAGAGTAGCCGACGCCGCGGGCGCTGGCCAGGCTGTTATCGAATACGAGCCGGCCAACCCACAGGCACAAAAATACCGAGAGCTCGGGGAGGTCATAGACCGATGGCGAAGAAACCACTAGAGAATCCATTCGCAAAGACAGAGCCAGCCAGACAGCCGGTTAAGGGCCGCAAGGAGGACCCAACCCGGGCGGTGGGCCTTGCCCTGAGAGAAAGCGAGTGGGAACGCTTTGATGCCATTGCCAATGAACTGGGCATGCGCCGGGGGGCATTGCTCAGCGAGGTAATCCGGCGCTTTATCAGCGATTACGAGGACGGCCGGATTGAAACCACCACCCGAAAAACCTTGAAGTAATCTTAAAAGACCCCCTGAGCGGGGTCTTTATATCCTTAGTAATTTTGCAATATTGCAATAATACACAATTGCTTAAATAGCTTGACAAGCACCCCCGGAAGTGTTACGATACCATTAATAATAAAAACGCCTCTGGATGAGTTAGGACCTCACTCCAAAGGCTAACCCGCAACCAGGTATGAGCTGGAAGCGAGCTGAGCTTATTTTAGCACACTCAGCCCTCTTTTTGCCTGGTGCATTTCCACCGGGCTTTTTGTTTCCCGGATTCAGAGCAAGGAGGGGTAATCCATTGAACCGCTGGACAATGATCAAGTTGCGCTGGTGGATTTTACGAGACTGGCCAAAGGCCAACCGGAGGGGAGCGAATGAAGCGAAAACAGCTATTTTGCGATTATTGCAAGAAGCCCTGCAGCCGGTTGGGCCGCGGGCGCTATTGCTCGAACGCGTGCAAGCAAAAAGCCTGGCGCGAACGCAGGAAGCAAAGGGGCGTTTTGGATTCCCCAAGAGAGGATGAGCATGGACGGGCTTGAGATCATGCAAGAGAATATCCGGAATTTTCTGAGGGAGGGGGAATTTACCGACCAAACTCAGGCGTGTTACCTGGACAGGCTCAGCCGGTTGTCTGCTTGGCTGGCTGGCCATGCGCTCGACTTCACCGGGCTGAAACCCAATCTGTTCCTTGATTTTCTGGAGGATTTGGGCTGGGGAGGAAATGGGCGCTATTCGATGAGTAATGCAGCCCGGTCCTTCTGCCGCTGGAAGTATGGGAACAAACACCCCATTTTGAAGCTGAAAATCCGCCGGCCGAAACCCAAACCCGAGCGAACCCTAGATTGGGGCGACACACAGCAGTTACTCCACAAGATCGATATGACCACTGAAAGCGGAGTCCGCCTGCAGGCCATGCTGACCATGATGCTCGATGCGGGCATGCGCCGGGTGGAGATTACCCGGGCGGAGGTCAAATATCTGGATTTGGATAAGCGTCGGTTGGATGTGATGCTCAAAGGCGGGGAATGGGGCGCGGCGACCTTCAGCCCGTATACGGTCAGTTGCATAAAACTGTGGCTGGCTGTGCGGACCCGGGTCCTGGAAACCACCCATTCCAACAGCGGGGCGCTGTTTGTTAACCTGGAAGGAAAGCACCAGGGGCAAGCCATGAACGTGGAAGGAGTGAAAGCGCTTATGCGGCGCTACTCCATTCGAACCGAAGTCATGTTTTCCAGCCACGTCCTGCGAAGGACCTTCGCGGTACTGGGTCTCAAAAGTGGCTGCCCCACGCGGATTCTGCAGCGGGCCGGGCGCTGGAAGAACCTGGCCACGGTAGAGCGCTACTCTCAGGCCATTGAAGCCGTTGATTTTTTGCCCTATTCCCCGGTGATGGCCGCGGTTAGTGGCACCTTTGACCAATCCTGAAACTACTTTCAGAAAGGAGCGATCCGTGAACACGCTGGAAAGTAACATTTCGCGCTATTTGAAAGTTGCGATCCTCGCCGGCACGACTAAGGAGATGTACCGGCATTACCTGGAGCTGTTGGCTGCCTGGATCCAGGAGAGGCACATTATCCCCGAATCCATGAATGATGAACTCTTTTATGATTTTCTGGCTGAACACCCGGATTGGTCGGACTCTACCCGGCATTCGGCCGCGTGTGCCTTCAAATCCTTCTACCGCTACCAACACGGCGCTTTTCACCCTTCCCAACAAGTCCATATCCGCCGTAAGGAACCGGGGCCTCAACGCAGTTTAACCGCGGAGCAGGCCGGCCAACTGCTGACCAGCCTGGACACCACCAGCGCGACCGGCATTCGCAACCTGGCCATTGTTACCCTGATGCTGGATACCGGGCTGCGGGCAGCGGAGGTGTGCCGGCTGGAGATCGACCGCGTCAACCTGGTCACCTGTCACCTGGATGTCGTCATTAAGGGGGGAGAGTGGGGCGAAGGGATATTCTCGGAATATACCGCTAGCTGCCTGGCCGGCTGGTTGTCCGCGCGGACCATATTTGCCAAACCAGGCGTCAATACGGTGTTCGTCGGGATCAAGGGCACCAAGCCAGGTTATCCCCTGTGCGGGGGTGGACTTCGAACGGTCTTCCGCAAGATGGGCGCGCGGGCGGGCCTGGGATTGATTAGCCCGCATGACCTGCGCCGCTCGATGGCGACCTTGGCCATTGAAAACGGAGCTCCCAGCCGAACGGTCCAAAAAGCCGGGCGCTGGTCAAATATCGAGATGGTCGAGCACTACACCCGAACCCTAGATGCCAAGACCTTCAAAAAGTTCTTTCCGGTTGCCCGGATCTTAGATACTGGCAGCGCTCTGACAGAGGCGACCCGGCCATAATTACCCTTTTATCCACCACCCCCAAAGGAGACCTACGGGCTGAAAGCCATGAGTACCACAATGATTGCTGAAACGGTTGAAATCAACACACAGGAAACCCTGGCTAATCGTACTGAGCTGGTCAAGCCGTCTGTACCCCTGGATTACGTGGACGCGATGATCTGCAGCTGGGGCGGCGATGCACTTCACCAGTGGATGATGGAAAACTGCCCGGATCCGGCCTGGCGGCTCTTCAACGGAATTATCTTAGGCTACCTGGTGCAAGTGGCCGCGGCCAAAAACGGGGGCATGATTGATAAGGATATGGACCAGGATCTTTTTACGCGGGTACCCGAGATCATCCGGGATATGTCCGCCCTGGGGTGGAAGTGGTAAGCGTTTCTATGGAAACGGGCAGCCCGGCCAATCCCTGGGCTGCCCGGTCTGAGTATGGACCTTTACACTGAACATAGCGTGAGGAATCAGGTCCTGTCCGCCCCGCCAAACGGGCAGGACCCCCCTTGCGATGCAATGGATTATCAGGATCGTTTTTATGGATGGAACTGCTGTTTGAACGGCGCGGAAGGACTCAGTAATTCGACTTGCGAGCCTTCTCCATCCGTGGTAAAGTTTTTACAGGAATTAAAACAAAGGCACCCCCTCTTAGTCTTGGCGGATGAAAGGGGGCGCCGGTCAATGCTATTCGGTTGTGTGTTCTCTCACATTATCTACATAATGCCAGAGAATGTCAACCCCGAAAGCGTATTTCGTGCTGCCGGCGCCCAATTCCGCAATTAGCGGGTTGGGCGTTGCTGTTTTACCAGGAGCATTGAATGTATGCCAATTTTATTATCAAGACCACGCCGAATTTATTTGCCAACTGGCTGGAGATAAATACTCAGGCGCTCCCCTTCCGCGGGGCGGAGATCGGCGCGGTCCGATTCACGCTTTACCCGGCGGAGATCTCCGGCTATTCTGACTTGCGGATTGAAGGCCAGGCCGTCCCAGAAGAGCTGGTTATTAAAGGTCGGTTTCTGGTGCCCATGCTGCCAGCAACAACGATTGGCATCGAAGGCCAGGCCGGGCAGCAGATGCCCGCTATTCCTGATGATCGAAACCCGGTGAAAGCCATTCCGGCGGAAAATATTTTGACAGAGTTTCACCTGGCTGGCTCCCAGACAGAGAGCAGCCGTGGCGGCTTTCAGGTCTATCTGGTGGAAGCGATCTCATTCGATATGACGCCTCTGGATTCCGCCAGGATGGAAATGAGTGTGTTCTGCCTGCGCGATGAAGCGCTGCCCATCTTCGAGGAGCTGCTGGCAGCCCTCGAGCGCCGTTGGCCGGGTATCGAGTGGATATCTCCTAATCCGTTCGATAGTACTTCCAGCAAAGAGGCCGTGGTTGTCGATCAGGACGAGCCTTGGAGCGGTGAACACGAGCTGTATAAAACGATCATCAGGCTTTGGGGGGAGGGTGAGGGGGAAGGTGCCATTGCTTATCAGATTGGCCGGAAGACGAGCTTTGTTCGAAATCTCATTTATGACCTCCGGAAGAAATATCCACAAATTCCCTATCACCGAAAGCAAAATAGCGAAAACTCAGGTGATTAAGGTGATATATGCCAGGTGATGAAGTGACATTGACGCGGTGATTAACGGCATGCGATGATGTTCGAGACGGACCCCAAACATGAATGGTGATCATTTGGAAAACACAACAACATCCCCAGAAAATACGCCCATTGACCCGGCCGATCAGAATCCGAACTCGCCGGAAAGCATAGACCCCCGGGCTCTTGCCCTTTTGAATCATCTTCATCGGGGCGGCCAGTGGTCTAATTACTGGACAAAGCTCGATGACGGAAGGCGAGAAACTCTCTGGTGGCCAGCCGGCAAACCCGCGAAACTCCCCAGCTGGCCGGCCGTCTATTTCGGGGTTCATCCCTCTGCAATTCGCAAAGACAGCTCTCGCAGGTCCACCATTCAGGATATCCAGGCAATCAACTGCCTCTTTGCGGAATTTGACGCGAAGGACTATGGTGACAAAAACGACGCCCTATCTCATATCATGCGCCTGGAGCCCCAACCGAGTGTCATCATCGACAGCGGCGGTGGTTACCACTGCTACTGGCTGCTGGATAATCCCCGGATTATCGGAGAGCCGACAGACCGGGAAGCTATTTGCGAGTTGCAGGCCCGATGGGTAGAGCGAATGGGCGGGGATCCAAACGCCAAAGATCTGGCCCGGGTCCTGCGCATGCCTGGATCCACAAACCACAAATACACGCCGGCGCGAATGGTCAGTTTTTATTCAACGGCTTTTGACCGGCTCTATTCCCTCGAGGAGCTGCAGGCCGCCATTTCAGAAAGGACGCCTGCAGCACCAGCTCCGCAACCGGTCGATACAGACCGTTTCTACGGAAACGGAAACGCTGGCCAGCATTGGCTTAAGAAGGCCCTCGATCGAGCCAGCCCGGGCAACCGTAATGCAACCGGCTTATGGTTGGCTTGCCAGCTCCGGGATGCAGGCCTGAGCATGAACGAAGCAGAAAACTACCTGGTGGATTATGCCTCTCGGGTACCCTCTGCAAGCGGTAACCCGTACACAGAAGACGAAGCCCTGGCCAGCCTGCTGCAGGCCTACAAAACAACCCGACGCGAACCGGCCAAATCCTTGACGGCACCCAGCAACAATGGCCATCACCCAGCGGAGGCCAATCCACCCAGCCAGGTGCAAGCCGCTGCGGATCCGAACAAAAAGAGCCCCAAGCCTACGGATGACGAGCTGCGCGATCGTTGGCTAGAGCGTCATCCTGGAACAGCCTACGGGTTGGGAGAATGGCGCCGTTACAAAGCCGGCGTATGGTCCGTGGTTGAAGAGGATACGATTGCAGCGGAGATTGTCAAGATCCTGGAAGAGGCAAAAGGCGAAGGGATCCGCCCTACCCGCAATGCTATGGCTTCCGTGATGGAGCTGGCCCGGGTAAAAACATTCATTCCGGATGACCGTTGGGACTGCAACCCGGATATTGTTCCCTGTAAAAATGGGGTCCTGAATAGTCAAACCGTGATCCTTTCCCCTCACCGGCCGGACAATTATCTGACCAGCGCTTTGCCCTTTGATTACGATCCAAAAGCCACAGCAGCAACCTGGGATTACTTCCTGAAAACGACTGTCCCGGATGCTGCCCCATTCCTCCAGGAATACGCCGGCGAATGCCTGACCACAGATACCCGCTTTGAGCTGGCTCTATGGCTCACTGGTCCGCGGGGCAGCGGGAAAAGCACCTTCGAAGAGGGCTTGATTGCAATGAATGGGGACCGGGCCACGGTTTTGGGCCTGGCCGATATCGAGCGGAGCCGCTTCTCTCTTTACAACCTGCGGGGGAAGACCCTGGCCATAGCCAGCGAGCAGCCGGCCTTGTATATCCAATCGAGCCATATTCTGAACGCGATCATTAGCGGCGAGATCTTGACCATTGAACGCAAATTCAAGGATCCAATTGACCTGAGAACCCATGTCAAGATTGTCTGGGCCATGAACGAGCTGCCCCGGGTCCCAGACGCCGGCAACGGCCTTTTCCGGCGGGTGAAGGTAATCAAATTCCCGGCCATTCCGGAAGAGCAGCGCAACCCGCAAATCAAGGAGCTGATCAAGGGCGAGGGCGCCGGGATCCTGAATTGGGCGCTTGAGGGCCTGCGCCGGCTGCGCGATCGTGGCCGGTTTGATATTCCGGCTTGCGTTAAAGGTGCAACGGAGCACTTCCAGGAAACCAACGATATCCCGGCCGTGTTCGTGGCAGACTGCTGCTTAATTGGGGACGGGCTGAAAGTAAGATCCGGCCTGTTGTACGAAGAGTATAAGGCCTGGTGTGAAACCAACGGCCATAAGGCCAAGAGCAGCACATCCATAGCCGATGATTGGGACCGGCTGGGCTTCCAGAAGAAAAAAGAGCCCTCCGGCATGTTCTGGCACGGAATTGGGCTGACCAGCGGGCAATTACCATGATTTTATGCAGGGTTGCCCTGTTTTATGCAGGGTATGCAGGGTTGCCCCATTTTAAGCTAATATATCGCGGTGTCCCTGAAAAGGTAAGTAGATATATAGTTAAATTAAAATAGGCCAACCCTGCATACCCTGCATATGCCTGCATCTCTTGCGGTGAAGGGGCTCCGGATAAGCATTATTTTTTTTGGCTGCAGCCGTAGCTATTTTAGCAATAGTGCAATAACGGCGATTGAAGCAAAATATATTTAACTGCAGAGTAGCTTACAAAGCGAGAACAGCACGGGCAGACATGAGCATCAATAAAGTCATCAACCGGGGAAGGCACTCCAATATTCGCAAGTGGGTCCTCCTTGACCTGGTGAAGCGTGGAAAAAAGCGGATCGACCCGGACCGGATCAATCATTTCAAGGTGCAGCATGAAGCCTGGTGCGCCCTCTACCGCGGCCGGAACCGCTGCAACTGCAGCCAACCCATTGGGGAGGTCCATAATCACCGATCGAGGCACGGAAAGGGAGGGCGAATCGAAAACCAGGCCTGAAATAAAAATATTATGTAGCATCGACCGGCGGAGCAGCTCCGCAAGCAACCGAAACCAGCATAGCTTTTGAAAGGACAACGGACATGAATAATCAAGTTTTACGCGAAATGGCATTGAAAGCGGAAGGGCTCAGCGGGGAAATCCAGGCTCAGGCGGAGACCCTTCTCAAGAACGGCAAGACGGACCGGGCGCTAGATCTGCGCTGGCCCCTAAACCTGGCCAAGTTAACCGCTCGGGATCTGAATGAGCGCTATCTGGCCCTGGCTGACAACGGCGGAAAAGTACCTCCTTCCACCCGGGCCAAGCTCGCTTCAGGGGAATACCTGCGGCAATTTATCAATGCTCTCAAAAGCGGGGTACGGCCTGCAATGGTTCGAAATGGGCAGGCTGAGGATTACCGCTTGCTGTTAGACGTGCTCACCGAAACCGGGGGAACGCCGGCTGGCTCCGAAGGCGGTTTTCTCACTCCGGAGCTGTTCACCGGGCTGGTGGAGCTGCAGCGGCAATACCTGGACTTGGCCGATTACGTCAACATTGCTGAAGTGCTGAGTTTCAAAGGCTCCCGAGCGATCGAAAGCGCCGGGCCGGCCATTGCGCTGGAGACGGTCACCGAAGGATCTGAAACCACCGAACAAGAATCACCAACCTTCACCCCCATTACTTACCAGCTCGTCGGGTATGGCGGTTTCATGCCCGTCTCGAATGATCTAATGGCCGATACCCCGGTCAACATCCTCCAGTACCTGGCTACCTGGTGGAAGAAGAAAGTCGCTCTGCGGAATAACCTCCTGATCCGGGGGCTGATCGACGCGCTCACCCCCACACCGGTCGCGGACGTGGCCAACCTGGCTGCAGCCGTCAAAACGGCCCTCATCACCACGCTTGACCCGCTGATTAGCGCCGGTTCGGTCATCCTGTGCAATCAGACCGGGTTTGGGTTGCTTGATGCTTTGGTAAATACCGCTGGCCAACAGTTACTGGTTTCCGATTACACCCTCAAGCAACACCCGCCGGTCATGCTGCCCGATGCGCTGTGGGCAAACGATACCGAAAATGGGACAACCCCCATTCTGGTAGGTAACCTGCGCGAGCTGGTGACCCTCTTCCGCCGGCCGGCCTACGAGCTGGCCACGGATGGAGGCAAAGGGAAATCCTCCTGGAGAAACAATAACCAGGAAGTGCGCGGAATTTATCGCTGCGATGTCCAAACGGTGGACGAGGCCGCGGCCGTCCTGTTGACGGTCACCATCCCCGCGTAGTCCCAAGCTGGGCGGGTCTGCGTTTTGAAGCTGCGCCAGGTGAGCCTGCAGCCAGGAGAAGGTAAGCACATGGAAACATCAATCGAACAAAAAGAATCTGAACAGCATGAACTCAGTAAGAAGATCGAACAATTCAATCAGCAAATCGCTGAGTTGGATCGGGAAATCTCCAAGCGACAGGCCAGCCTGGGC